CAGAAGAACCGCTAGACCCAGAAGAACCAGACGATCCACTAGACCCAGACGAACCAGGAGTTCCATTAGCTCCTGACGAACCGCTAGATCCACGACTTCCAGATGACCCAGACGAACCAGGAGTTCCGTTAGATCCTGACGATCCACTAGATCCAGACGAACCAGGAGTTCCATTAGCTCCTGACGATCCACTAGATCCAGATGATCCACTAGAGCCACTACTTCCAGATAAGCCACTAGAGCCTGAAGACCCACTAGATCCAGAGCCTCCAGATGACAATACCCAAGACCCATTAATCTTGACATATTGAAATAGACTATCTGAAGCATTATATATTGCTCCATCAATGACCTTAGATAGCAGAGAACTTTTTTCTGCGTCTAAACCATAGAATCTATCTCCCGCATACCTTGTTATAGCCATAATTAGTTTTGTACCTTTTTATAAATTACACTTCTTGGTCTAAATATCTCTCTAGATAAATAAGGATTGCCAGAAATGTATTTGTAAAGTAAAGAATTATAGTTTCTAAAGGCTTGTTTATCACTAATATTTGTATTATATATAGCAATTCTGTAAATGTATCCTTCAAAATAATGAGGCACTGCACTAGTAGTTGGATAATCTCCAAAACAAACCTTAGCAGTAGAATCATCAACAAGATTTAATGTATTAGAATCGTAAGAATAAGAATAAGCAGCAACTTGCTTTGGCGCTCCTGTTTTTGTTGGGAAATTTTCGTCAGTGAAAGAAAGAATCTTTCCGCTATTAATGTCAGCGAGCAATGAAGAAGAGCTAAATGAAGAAGACTTAGATCTATAAATATAATATCCTATTGCACCTTCTACAGCCTGCCAAGATAATTGAATTGATTTTCTGACTGTGCTTATAGGAACAGAAATTGCAGCGGAAGCTTTTGATTCTCCATTACTGTCGTAAGAAGAGATGCAATAAAATTGATTGGAGTTACTCTTAAAACCTTTTTCAGAAACCACAGAAGAATCGCCGACTACTTGAGTTGCAGATGAGACATTCTTAAAGTTTAAATTTTGAGGAGGGTCAACAATAGAAAGAACAGTTACTCCGGATTGCTGACCATTGATATGTATTTTTATCTTTTCTCCTTCTACAGCATTTAAGTTCAAAGAAACACTGACATTATACAAAATATTAGGCTCTATAGCTTGAGCAGAATAACCTGAGAAAGATCTATTAACAGAAGAAGTAAAAGAAAAATAAACTCTCTTATCTTGAATAAATATTAATTGAGGATAGCCTTCATTTTCTACAAATAAATCATTGGATAAGGAAGAACCTCTAGAAAATAAAAACGCTCTAGCATTAGAGATTCCAGTTTGCTTAAACCAGAAGTCGTAAGTTTGAGTTTTTGCGCTGCCAATTAGAAATTGCTTTTCTTTATTGTACTTTAAGTTGATATCTAAAAATCCACCGTCTCCTACATTTTGCCTCTTAGAAAAATATAAATAAGCATTGGCGTCATAGTTAGAGTTAATAAAATTAGAACTATTATTTCCACCAGTTAAGTCTAAACAAGTAGCAAGATCAGACCTAGAGGTAGAAGTAAATTGAGTTTTATGAATTGTGCCCTTGAACATCTTTTTATTTCTCTCAAACTGCATGTTTTTGTACAAAATGTATCCTCCGCTCAAATTTCCTTGAGAAGAATTGAAAACTCCTCTAGTTGGATCAAAGCAAACCGAATAAGACTCTGAAGTTAAAACCGTACCGCTTGATCCAGAGCTTCCTGCTGACCCAGCAGATCCTCCGCTTCCTATTGAACCAGTATTGCCTGTATTTCCTGAGTTATAGCCACCAACTATATTTATTTTTCCGCCAACATAAGAGCTAGATTGAGATCTTGAATTATAATACAGGATAGTCGGCGCATTGTATGGAACATTAAACACTGCATAGCCATCAAACCCTTTATTTCCATAATAAGAGAACCCATTAGCATAAGTATTAGAGCCAGCCCCAGCATCTGGAGTTGTTGATATGTATAATTCATCATTAGCATTTGTGTCGTTGGACTGCACAAACACATAAGTTCCTCCCTTATATAAATTAAGAGTTCTGCCTTGGGTATTTCCAATTACAAATCCATAAGCTGAGCCAGAAGTAAAGTAAGGGTGTTGGGCAGTCTTTGTTGCTACTGAAACTTCGTAATAAGTTGGATTTGGAGATACAGTATTAATTGCAGAAGGTACAAATATTTTTTGTTTTATGCTTTGCCAAGTGCCTTTTTTGTCGCAATCATAAACTCCAGAAAGAGTAGCAAAGGTTCCAGTTAAATTTGGAGTAAAACTAACAACAGGGACTAATCCACTCCTTGGGTGTCCTGTAGAAACATAAACATCAGTAGAAACAGTGTAAGTTTCTCCTCTTGTAATTTTAATGTTAAAGCCGTGCTTGTTTCCTACATTTAAAGTTGACTCGTACTTGCCCGATTGGTAATTATATTTATAAATAGAATCTGATTGCAAATAAGCGCCAGCAGCATTATCTGAAAATGTTCCTTGGTTATTTAGATTTTGATAATAATCTAATTTATAGAATGCCCTACCAGTGTCGTATGAGAAAGGGCTAATGTCAAATCCCTCATAATAAAGCTTAGAATCTCCAGCGCTAGATTGCGCAGTATCGCAATAGTAAAAATCAGAAAAACCACTAGTAAATAAAGTTAAATATCCAGATGTTCCTTGATTATTTACTCCGCTAGTTCTATTAAACTCTACATATCCAGTTATTCTTTGAGAGCCAGCGGGAAAAGCGACTGGTTCTTGGGTGTGAATAAATGTTCTATATTTTCCTCCGCCGCAACTAAAGTTAGAGTTGTAATATGTGCCAGAGTATTGAGTAAAACCTGGAGGTTGGTAAAATAGATTAGTAGTTGGCTCGCCATCGTAAGATCCCGCAGAAAAATCATATAATAAAACACAATTTTTTGCAGCAGAATCATATGTTCCATATACTGTAGACATATTAATAATTTCCTGTATAAATATTCGAAGAGATAATACACTCTTCGTTGTTTGGATACATAATTTTTGTTACAAAAAAATCTCCAGTTCTGTATCCTAGCCCGCTAACATAGAAAATATTGTTGTCTATGAATTGTGTGTATAAATAATTGTTTAATCCTCCGGGATTAGAATAGTCTCCAGAAATTGGAACAATATTAATTAATTTGAAACTAGTTTTGCCGTCAAAATTCTTTTGCCCAATAACTGTTTGATTATTGGAGTATATATCAACAAAGTTTGAACCACTAGCAGCAAAGACCCCTTCTAGAGAAGTTATTCTGGAGGATAAACTTCCACTTGTTGTTGTGATTTTTGAGTCTAAGAATCCGCTTATTCCACTAGCGTATCCACTAGTAGCAATTATATTTCCAGAAAGAGTAATATTACTAGAATAATCTAATCCAGTTGCTAAAAACTGAGCATAATCAACATTACCAGAAACAGTAGCTATTTTTACATTAGATACTTCAACGTAGCCACTTAAATTATCTATCTTGGTATTTAATGCATTTCCTGAGGAGCCTAAATTATAAGTTAGAGTTGCTCCTGTCGCGGCTAAGTCTGAATATAAGTCACCGCTTAAAGTAGAAACATCAAGAGCCAACTGAGAAAAGTCGGCATCTTGATTTACCGAAGAAATGTATCCAGATGGATTTGAAATTGGATAATAATTAACATCTCCTACCTCTCTTATGTAACCAGAAAGTTCAGGTTTGTCAATTTGCTTTATCCTAACTAAGTTTCCCATCTATTGAATTACACAAATTATCGACCCTCTGATAAAATCTTCTCGATTTCTTTAGAAACCTTCTTTTCCTTTTTTGGAGTTTGAGAAGGAGTTTGATAGGAGCAGAGGTGTCTTTGGAATTCTCTTTCTAGCCTTGAAAAAAGAATTTCCATGTTATCATTTGGCAAAATTCCTACTTGAATAGCATGGGCGTGAATGTCTGTTCTATTTAAAGAGCGAAGATAAGCCTTATAGTCTTCAGCATTATCTACTGTATATTTTGATAAACCTTGACTGCCCCACAACTGGTCTAGTGTCATTGCTTTAGGAGGCTCAGCCTTGGCGTCAATTTGGTTAAGTTGCTTGAGCTTTGTCTTTTTACTCATGATAAATTATAAAATTATAAATTAGATAAATCAAATAAAAAAACCCGCTAGGTTTCCCCAGCGGGTTTTGTAATTCCGTTAAATATTAGACAATGATACCAGAGAGGGCACGGGCATCAATACAGATGCGGCCTTCCTCCATTGATCCGTAGAATCCAGTCTTATCGGTTCTTTGTAGGAACTGATCGTCTGGTTGTACGTTGAATTGGCTACCGGTTTCAGAGGTAGTAGCAATTGGGCGGATCAAAGCTCCCTTGGTGTTATCAACACCAACCAAGATTTGGTGAACTCCAGGGTTGAATGCTGTTCCAGTGGTGACTGGAAGATTGGTGATGTAGTTGTCGAAGAGGATGTTGTACTTCTTAGACTTACCAAGCTCAATCAACTCAACGATATTTACACCATAGATCTCTTGCATACCAGCACTGCGATAGATCTCGTCTCTCATGTTGTCTGAGAGAGGAATACCTACAGTAGAAGCGCCAGCAGCAGAACCATCAGGATTAACTGTGTTCAATGGGTTGTAAGCGAAGGAGCGGATGTTCTCTTTAATCTCGGGGGAGACATATAGATCAGTCAATCCAGTGCTGTATGGATCAGCAGGAGTACCGCCAGCCCATGACTCATTGATTCTCTTGACGCGGGTCATTAGCTTGTTGAGGTCATCAAGCTTGAATTGGCCTAGGGAACCAGCCTCGGTGTAGTGCTTGAGAGCAGATCCACCTTGAGGAGTTGTAGAAGCTTCTCCAAGAGCCTTAAGGATAACGGCCCAAGCATTACGCTCTTGCTTAACAAGAACTTCTTGGGACATACGCTCAACCAACTTGGCAATTACGTCCAAGCGAGCTTGACGAGCATATCTCTTATTGATTGAAACTGCGCTATCGAGACGATAGGTAGCAATCTTAACCTCTTGAATAGCAGAAACGTCTTGAGCGCTAGGAAGACCGCCAGCTAGAGTTTGAGACCAAACGCTAACGTAGCCGTTGTTTAGCTCTTGATAATAGAGATCAAGAGGATAGCTAGGAGAGTCATTCTCATCGAATGGTGCATCGGTATAGATTTGAGAAGCTGTACCGGCTTGCAAAATAACTCTTTGAATAACAGGTCCAAGGAAAGCGGCGAAAGCTTCAGCAGCCTCAGCAGCAACTAGTCTGTTTTTAGAACCAAGGGCTTTGATTAGCTCTACTTGTTCAGGTGTATTTTTAAGTTTAATTCTCATGTTAATCCTTTATATTATAGGTCCAATTTAACGAGGGTTTCGCCGTTTGTATCGGCGGCTCCAAGGAATCTGCCAATTGCAACGTTTGAAATTGGGTGAGTTCCGGTTGAGGCAGTGATTTGACCAGTGAGACCAGCGTAGGCTGTGCCTCCAGCAGCAGGAGTTCCAAGAACGCCTTGAACTAGGAAAACGCCACGGGTAACAACTGGAACAGCTTGTCCAGGAATTACAGCCTGCATCTCGGCAGCCTTACGGGGTTTATACTTGAGAAGCTCACCGTTCTCGTCTACGTCTCTTACGTCGTAGAGCATCATACCTACTGGAGTCTCTCCAGTGGTTGCAGCAACTACTTTAGCGACAACTCCATAACGTTGAGAAACAACGTTGTTTGGAGCCAAGGTGCCAGCGCTTCCTATGAAATCAATTCCACCGCCAAGAACAGCGCCAGAGTCATAGTTCTTCCAGCCAGTGGCGATCTTTACGAGAACGCCCTTAGGGACTTGAATTTGACCAGCGGTTAGGTTTGTTGTGTCGTATGCGAACAGATTTAGTACATCATGTTCGTCATAATCTCTAAAAGGTCTTAATTGATAAGGCATATTTTTCCTTTATTTTTATTATGTTATTTTTTTGTGACTACGAATCCGTCGTAATCAAAAGCTTTTTTATATTTATCGAAGAGTGAAGAGTCTGATGCTGAAGATGTCATTGGAACTCCAACGACCTCTTTCTTAGCTGAATCAGTAACGTCTTCTACTACTTCGGAGACAGAAGCCTTAGCTTCCTTGTCTTCTTTCATGGAATCTTCTTTTTGGGACTCCTCTTTAGCGCCCTTCTTCTTATTCTTCATGAAAATAGCCATCTTATTTTTATAAGCGGCAAAAGATTCGTCATCAAGATTGAAAATATCCTTGGCAATAACCTCTCTGGCTTCAGCATCTAGATCATACTCAGCTTCAAAGCTGGCCATTCTAGAATTAAATGCTTCAGAAGCAGCAGCCTTTTGCATCTCCTCTTGAGTAGATTGTAGTTCAGACTTCAACGAATCAACCTCTTGCTTAAGAGCGTCTTGCGAGCTTAATAGAGTATTATATTGTTCCTGTGCAGCCTTGAGAGCAGTATCAACAGCGCTCTTTTCAGCAGCGAATTTTTCTGAGGCAGTCTTCAATTCTTGTTCAATGAGATCGGAGATCTGCGAAGCGGAAATTTGCTTCAAGTTCTCGTCTGTTATATCCTTGATGCTTGTAATTTTCATAGTATCTTGATTTATAGAAGTATTTACATTTAAATTTTCATTTTTGGAAATAATTTCTTCAGCTTTGACTTCTTGTGAGTCATTTTTAGTTGTAATTATTCCTTTTACATCAGCAGCAGGAGTCTCTGTTAATCCAATTCCTAGAGGAATAACATTGCCAACTACTTTTCTATATACTGATTTACTCTTTCCAATTTTTCCAGTTCCGCCAAAGGCTCTCAAATTAGCCTTCATATCTTCTACCTGAGAAGCGTCTGAGATTTCTAAGCCATCTTCGATGTTCTTAGATTCTCCCTCTATGACTACTAAATTAAATTCACTAAATCCAAGTTCCCAACTAGCGCTGATCTTTTGATAATTGCCACTAGATGAGTCTCCAGAGTCTTCTATCATATCTGCTAGTGTTGGGTTAGCTATTCTCCATAAAACTCCTCCCAAAGTAATATTAAATGGACCCTTTAGGTTTGTAATTTCCTCTTCTGTTAGAATAGTGTCAGATCCAAACTCACTAAAACCAGCAGTTAAAATAACACCAATAATTTTTTCTCTATTGTGCTCTAAGTTAATTGGCTTATTGATAAAATCTTTATAAACAGCAGCTGCGGTAGCAGTATCAATTACATCTCCATTCTTATTTACTCTATTAATTACGGCAGCATTAAAAGCTACCGGAAGTAAATCAACATTTTTCTCTGTATTTACATTAGGAATAAAATCTCCTAATTGCACTAAAGAAGCTAATGCTAAATATTTGTCTTTCTCCTCTGAAACTATTGGCTTCAGTATGGAGCTAAATGTTGTTGTATATTGAAATTTCATAATTAAATTTCGTACCATTTTTCTGCGGTAGAGTCTTCGTCTAAGTAAAGCTCATCAACGCTATCGAACTCAAAATCGCCAATTTCTTGAATGTCCAAAGAAGCTTGAGCTAAATCTTCCTCCCCTGGCTCCCATAAATTAGAAATATCTATAGTATCTAATGAAGACTTTGCAACATCTTGGTCTGCTTTTCTATAAGCGTCTTTGACCTTTCCACCAGACATCATTCTTAAAAACATATTAACCCTAGCCATGGCCCATTGGCCTCTTGTTTTGCCGGGTCTATGAGAAGAGCTAAAAGCTCCAGCTCCTCTTCTGTAAACCTTCTTTAATTGTGATAAAGAAACTTTTCTAGAATGCTTTGAGTTGTGCTCTCTGACCTTATTCTTTAGTGCTTCTATTACTTTTTTTGAAAAAGAAATTGCATCTGAACTTTTTTCTCCAGCAGATCCGGGCTTGTTCTTTTCAGAGCCTTTTTTCTTTTCGGATGGCAAAGATGGGGTTTGAGCTGAGCTTCTTGGCCCTGGTCTTTTTGCTTCTATTTCTATATCTAGATGCCCCGCCTTACTCCTCATAGCCTCTCCAGCAGCAATCGAATCGTCTTTATCGATTGAGCCGCATTCTTTTTTAGAAATGTCAATGAAGAAACTCGCCGATTCGTGTTTCTTGTCATTGTTTCTGGTTTTAGCTTCTGAATTCATTTTGTAACTATAAATATTACACTTTTTCTGAGTATGTTTGACTAAAATTTAATATAGCTGCTGAAAAAAGATCAACAGCATGATCTTCAGCTATTTTAGCTAGTTTGTTAATTTTATCTGCATTTGATTTAGTATTGCCAGCTAAATAAGCCTTAATTGATGAATCCCAATTATCTTTTTCTTCATTCATAAAGATAGCTTTAGCAATTGACTCTGCTATTTCTGTTTGTTCTTTATTCAGAGATTTCTTTTTGTGTTTTTTCTTCAAAGCCTCAATTGTATCGTTAGTTAAATTTTCGTATTCTCTAAAAGATTGTGAAATTTTAGCTACAGAATAATTGGCTATTGCTGGAGCTTTTTTGTTAGATCCTGGAGGCGAAGATGTTTTTGATGATTGAGGAGTAGAAACTCCTGGAGGTCTTCCTGTTTGCCCGCCAGCAGCATTTCCAGCTAATGGAGCATAGAGTCCTTCGTCTTTTAGGTCTTTGTATTTTCTTTGAGACTCAACTGACTCATCTGGAGTTGGCAATCTTCCAGTAGAGATAGCTTGCATACCTTCCTCAGCAGTCAAAACTCCCAACTGCATCAATTGAGCAACAACTCTTTGCCAAACTGAAGCGTCTCTAATGTCTATCTCTTCGAAATGAGGCATTGGGAAATTCTTAAATCCTAAGCTCTTGCAAAGTCTCTTTACTTCTGGCACCAAAAAGTTATTTATGAAAGCTTGTCTTCCCTGCTCAAGTCTTTGCATGAAAATATTTACCTTAATGCTTGTGGCAGAGAACTTCTCGTCACCAATAAGGATATTATTTAGTCCTTGTTGAATGTCTGTGTTTACTACTTCGTATTTTCTGGGATCAAGAATGTTAGCAATGTCAGGAATTATAAATTCAGCTTTAGTAGTAAAGTCTGAAACAAGGACTTTTCCTACAGACTGATTTTGGAAAAGGGCTTGCATAGCTTCAATATTCTTTTGATTAATATTTAAAGCGCCGCTCTTTAATTCAGAGCCCATAGTAATCAATAGAACAGCTTGTTGAGTTGTTCTAGTGAGAGCCATGTCCATCTTTTTCATTTCTTGCTTCCAGTTTATGTCTTCAAGAACTGGGAAGCCCATAGGGACAGAGAATGGCTCGTAATCTTGCTTTTTATAAAATACAGCAGAAACTTTTTCTGTATTAAGAGGAATTGTGATAAACGCTCCTGCTCCAGATAGAGTCTTTTTCTTTAATCTTAGTTTATTTTGCTCATCTAAACTCTTGAGTACTTCTTTATCTTCATCAGTAGTTGGGTGACGCAGTCTTTCCAACTCATAATCAGTTAAGATCTTATAATAATTAGTTCCTACAAAAGAAATATTACCACCATATTGAATGTCTGCTGGATTTAATACCATGTACATTGATGGAAGCTGTAATTTTTCCGCAGCAATAGATTCGCTTCCAAAAACTTGAGTTATTTTATTTACATCTTCTTGCTCTACTTTATAATCGAATCTATAAATAAAAACATTACCAGAACGATAATACTCTCTAAAAAATTTATCAATAAAGTTCTCTATATTTATCTTTTTGAATAGAGCGTTTAGGAAATCTCTAGACTTCTTATTACCGCCTGTGAAGTAAATAGGGCTGCAAGAAAACTCCGTCATCAAATCAATAACATTTCTGAAAGAAGAGAAATTATAATAAGCTTTCTGGCAAAGAATAACTGCATCTCTTACATTGAGCGAGCTTTTGTTAGAAATGGTATTGGAATACTTGAATGGAACTAGACCATAATCAATATTATGGAAACGTTCTGTTCTTTCAATGGTGCCAGCTATGTTTCTGCGAGCAGAAGTGGGAGTATCTGAGGCCGTAGAAGCTGACGCCATCAAAGGAATTATATCTTGGAGTGTTTTTTTCTTCATTCTTGTTCCTTATTTAATCATTAAAAAATTGCCGCTTCTAAAAATTGATCCACTAGGTAAACTAGTGGTTTGAGTATAGTCTGGTAAGCTAGGCATAATTACATATCCAGAAATACCACTTAGAACTATGGACTTTCTAGAATCATGGCCTAAAACTAATTTGTAGTCATCATACAATTCTAACATGGGCAAACCAGCGGCATCGGTAACTGCCCAGAGAGAATTAGACGCACTGCCAATTCCAGTTTCTACGAAAGACATGAATGTTCCGGAAGATCCAACTATAGAAACCATTCCAGAAGATGCTACAATTGCAATTTGACTAGGCGCTGCTAAGCCACTTAAATTAATTCTTGGTGCAGATATGGCAGAATTAAATATTTTTTGACCAGTGAAATTAAAATTGTTTCCGCTAACAATAGAATTAACAACAGTAGCGCTAGAAGTGGCAGAAATCTCGGAAGATAAGTTTCCAGATACTGCATTAGTATAGGATTTTAAATCTCCACTAGTAGTATTAATCTTTGCATTTAAAACTCCACTAGTATTTGATATTTGACCAGTTAAATTTCCGCTAACCAATATCACATATCCACTTAGAGAATTAATAGAGGAGGTTAACGAGTTCCCAGAAGAAGTTAAAGCTGTAGATAAGTTTCCGCTAACTAAATTTGTATAAGCAATTGAATTTTGGCCAGATAAAATAATAGAAGTATTTAAATTGCCTGATGTAGCGTTGAGGTCTACATAAACTTGACCAGTAGCTGTAGCTAGATCTCCATTGTCAATATAGTTTGAGGGGTTAGTGTTTAGAGGGTAATAATTAACGCCTCCGACATCAACAAAGAAGCCAGAAAACTCTGATTGATCAACTTGTTTTCTTCTGATTAAATTAGGCATACCCCAAAGGAATTACACTAAAACATTACTGGAGTAAATGTAAATGTATTATTTTCCGTATTTTGCTTCATTATTTCATTATAGCACTTGAGTCCCCAGTTAGCCAACATAAATGCAGAATAGTTATCTTTTCTGGCTCTAGTTGCTGAAGATCCACGCTTAAGATGCTGCGGTAAATCAAAGTTTTGCATTCCTCTAGAGCTGGTTGTGTATTCTACTAGGGCGCATTGTTTTTTTGTTTGATATATATAGTCATCTTGATTCTCAATAAAATCAAGGTTAGTCCATTCTTGCTTGTCGCCATTAAATATTAATTCTCTTGGCAAATGACTGTCTATTACTTGGCTAAAAAACTTTTCATTAGAGCAAGTTCTAGATCCAAATAAAACTTTCTTATAGTCAATGCAAGCTTGTAAATATTCGTTGCCTTTTCTAATAAATCCAGAGGAGAAGACTTGGCTAAATGCTATTTTTCCTTCTGATTGATTGTACTGAGCTTTTGCGTTTCTAGCTTCGGTCTCATACTCTGTTCCGTCTAGGTCTGAATTAAAATCGAATGCTTTGATTTTTAATTTATTGGATTTAAAAATGTCAGACTCGTTGCAAGTGTCTAAAAATATGTCTGCTCCAGCATTATCACAAATAACTAGAACTACATTAAAGCTTGACATTAAGTAAGCTAAATATTTAACGTGATTATTTAGGTTCCCTAAGCCAGAATAAGTATGAACAAGAATTCCTATTCCAGTATCATCATCTATTTCTAAAACAGCCATAGCAAAATAGTCCGCATTTGGGCTATCGCTCATGTTAGGATCAATTCCTATGACGTATCTTTTCCCAGCGCTGCCTCTAACTAGAGTATGAGGGTATTCGTCTTTAAGAGTACACTCTTCCATCTTCTTTGCGCTAAAATAACTATCTGATCCATCGGTAAATTGAGCGCAATACTCTCTAAGAAATGCAGAGTGAGAAGTTCCACCACTTTGAGCTTCTTCAATAATTGTTTTATCTATCATCTCTGCTGGCAAAGCCTCATATCCTAACTGAGAAACGAAATAAGTAGAGTCTTCTTTTTCTGGCGATGTTATTTTGTTGACCCACTCTTGATAAGTCTTATAAAGATTCTCAAAAGTATAGCTTGCAGAAGAAAGAGCTATCATTTTAGAGTTATTCACAAAGACCATTCTATCTTCTTCCTCCATCTTACCTTCTTTAATTAGCAAGTCCTCCATTTCTCGAATATCAATACGCCTTTTCATGTCTTGAGGAGCAACAAGGAATGGCATCAATACATTTTTGATAATCTCTT